CGGAACGCTGGCGATTTGAAGAAGCTCTAGAATCCCAAGTCCGATGTTTACCTCCATGGCGACAATGCACCGACCGTAGAAGTTGCTCAGGCGTGCCGCATGGCCTGCAACGTCCGAGCCTTCCCCGCGGTATGGCGGCTTGAGTCGCGCAACTCGCTTTGCGGGCTTGTATCGGTCCGTCAATGTGTCGTGGTAGCCATCTCGCCACACGCTCAGGGAGTGGCAATCTGTGTCCGCGCCGATGGTTTGCGATGCGTTTGAGGCAGGATCCAAGACCACGATGTATTTCAGCCCGGGCAAAGGCATCTCCCAGATGAGAATATCCCCGGTGCCGTCACGCGTGCCTTGCCAGACAACCCGCTTGTCGTCTTGCGAGAACAGCCAGCCAGTTTCCGGCGTGGATTCCTTTGCCCGCTTTTCCATCTCCAAGACAATTTGCATGTCAAAGCGAGGAGCACCCGATGCAAGCCAGCAGGTGACATCATCGGACGGGTAGTAGTAGCTGAACACCTTTGGATCTCCATCGCACTTGCTCTTGATCGTGTCGCGTCTCCAGGCCACCTGCTCCCAATCGAGGTTGTATTTCTCGATCTCGTAAATCTCGTGGTCTGTGAGCGTGTTCTCGATGAGTTCGATTTCCTGCTCTGAGACAGGTTCGCGCCGGCGGTTGGATTCAAACTCGAACCACGCTGCAAAAATCTTGATCCAGATTTCTTCCGGGCGGATCCCGGACTCATACATGCGGATGAACTCGTCGAGGGTGACGGCCTCTCCCCATGTCTTGAACTGCCATCCTCGCGCACCTTCGGGAGTGGACTCGGAAAACATCACCGTGTTCATCCCTGAGACAGCAGGCGCAAGGCACGTCATCGTTTTAACGTCGTTCTTGGTCGTGGTCTGCGGCCACTTCGAGGTTTCCGAGCAATGCGCGAATTGGTAGGTGCCCCCGGCTCCGGCGTCCGGGTTTTCCGCCGTGTCTACCACCCAGGTGCTGCCGTTGCTCCATGCGATGCTGTGGGCCGGGTTGGCAATGATCCTCACGCCCCACGGGTAGGAATCGCTCGCCGCGTAGCTGCCAAGCTTCTGCATGGCCTCTGCGGAGTGGTCTTTGTTGTCGGAAATGGTGATCCCGCTGATCGGCGAGTTCATGGCACTGTGGTATCCGATATGCTCGACGAATGAAGAGCACCCCGCGCGGCGTGGCTTCGTCACGATAATGCGGACGCGGATCCCTAGGTCTTTCACCGTCTCGAAGGCTTCGCACATGCGGAGCTGGAGCACGTTCGGCATCGGCTCGATCTCCTCGTTGTCGTCGTTCTTGATGCGACAGAAAAGAGCGAAATGGATCGCGGGGGACCGCATGGCCGCGGCAAGCACTTCTTCGTCTGGGGCCGTGCTGAGAGCTTGGAGAGTCGCCCGGAATTGAGTGACGAGTGGATCAGGTTCCATCCCGCGAGCATGAAGCGGGGCAGGGGAGAGCGTAACGGGCGCAGAGGGCGCAGACTATGGAGATGACCTCAAGTTAATCGCACGCCCAAGAGGTGATCCAATCTGCTTTGCCCGTTCTCGCACCGCGTCCAGCGTCTTCGGTCCGGCCTCGATGACGTGTTGCTCAGGCGCGAAGTCGCCAGCCAATTTGGCATCGATCTCGATTGCCCTGAGTCGGTCCTGCGTCTTCTGAGTCGGACTCTCCGCGATGTCTCTCATGATCTCCCTCTTTCGGTCCTTGGAAAGTAGGGCTTTTTTGGTCTGAGGAGCGCGTAACTCGGCGATCCTGGCTTTTACCCCAACATTTTCCATCATACGTGGGCCGGCGGTTCCTGCAACTTTTACCGTTACTTTGTAACCGGCTTGGATGTATGCTTGGGTGGCGCTCGTTCCGCTTGCAACGAACTCGCAAAACCGCTCTTGCCTGACGTTCAGGGGCTTCGGCTGGGTGCTTATTTTCTTGGGCTTCGCTGGCTTTGCCTTCGGGTTAGTCGGTTTTGTTTGCATTGATCTGGACGGTTATTCACGCGGTCTCTGGAAATTTTAATAAATGAGGGTCAAGCTTTTGGATACGGGCGCAGTCAGCGACTTGCGGGATATTTGGCGTTTTTTGCGTGTTTCCTGTGCAGGGCGGCCTCGAATTGGTGTCGATGCTCTTCGCGGATGATGATGCCGACGGTTTCAATCCTGGTCGAATTCGCGCAGGGGACTCTGCGGGTGGCGATGCCATAAGGGATCTTGGCTGCTCTAGCGGAGATCATGAGCTGCTTTCCTTCGTGGAGGTAGCATCCTCTGGGGATGGTTTCTGCGTCGAGATTTACGTCGGGGTTGCGTTCGATGGTGGATGTCATGGAGTCTTCAGGTTGCGGATTCTTGCTTGAGCTTCGAGTGCTTCGAGGTATTCGGTGTGGATCTTGGAAAGCTTGGCGTATGCGGGTGATTTGAGTCGCTCGATGGCTTCGAGGATCTGCTCGTCGGTGAGTTCTGGTATGGGTGTGGGGATCATGAGGGTGAGGGGATGCCATTAGCGAATGATGCCATCATCGGGACGGCCGTGTTGAGATGAAAATAATCCCATGCGGCACGGAGGTGGATGCACTCGCTCACGCCTTCGCGTCCCTTTGCCCATGGTATCCATTTCCCGTGGCGCTCGAAGTTTGGGCGGGCGACCGTGGCAAAGTGAATGCACGAGCATTCCCCGTGACCGTCGCGGGCCGTGAGATCGCACAGGTGCCAAGCGAGCGGCTTGGACAGGCTTTCCACACGGTAGCGAAATGGCGCGTTGCCGTCCGGCTCCACGGTTGGCGCGTGTCCTTCGGTCCAGAGGTCGTTGGGGCGCTGGCGGTTCATGGCATTACCTCCCAATCGTGGCGGTTCACTTCTTTGATGGATAAAATTGCCCCATCTCGAACGATGAAGAGAAGTCCGGGCTGGTCTGCATTCTCCGAATCAAGCTTTCCGCGTAGCCAGTAGGTGCAGTTATCGCGCGGAGGATTGATCTGGCTGGTGACTTGCCGGGACGATTCAAAACAGGCTTCCAACTTCACGAGTTGCTTTCCGTGCGAGTAGGTAGCGCTGGATTTTTCGCGCCATGCGGTTAGGGCAGAAGCTCTCACGAGATCGACCTCGCGGATAGGTCCGAATGGGACATACCATGATTGTTTTGGAATTTTGTATTGCTCGCTCATGGTTTCGATTGGAAAAGGTTTTGTGCGGCCTCTAGCTCGTCGGCGAGCGAGCAGATGAAATGCAGTTCCAGCATGGGGATGTAGGCTTGCGAATGCTTGGCTTCCAATTCGCGCACTTGATTGACGAGCTTCCTCCACCTCGGCACAGGGCCGGGCTTGGGCTTGGGCTTTGGCTTCTCTGATGGCGTGGTGGGCTTCTCCCGTGGCTGGATCGGAGGCTTTTCCTTGCCCGCTTCGATCTCTGCTGGCGTCACAAGAATACAATCCCAATTTTCACGAGTCGGCTTCACCTTCACGATCCCTTCAGGGTATTCGGTGATGACATTGCCAGTTCCGCGGACGTGCCGGCCAGTTCGGAGATAGGTGATCATGATCAGATGGCGATTCCAAGGGTTTCAAGTGGGCTTGGCACCCGCTCGGGATCGGGGTGGATGTAGCGGAGGGTGGTGTGGATGTCCCGATGCCCGAGAACCTCCTGAATGTCCTCGATCCTCGCGCCGGCATTGGCTGCGTGACAGGCCCATGCATGCCTGAAGTGATGCGGAGTTAGCCCCTCCACTCCTGAACGCTCGCAGGCCAGCGCGATGGCGTGACGGACCGGACCAGCAAGGCAATGCCATGTCACCCGACCAGTGCCACGCGGATCCTGGCATGCGTGATTCAGAGGAAAGAACCATGCCCATCGACGTTGAAACTTTGCTTTGGGCGTTTTGGTCGCCATAAGTGACGGCAGCTTGATCGGTATTCCTTGAGCGCAGAACTTGGCGGCGCTGGCTTCCGCTGCTGCTAGTTGTAGCCGTAGATGGGGAATCAAAATCGGCGGGATGTTCAAAAACCGGTCGTTCTTGTTCTTGCCCTCAATAATCGTCAGCTTACCTGCATC